TCGAAGCTCACGTCGGCGCTGCCGTCGGGCTTGACGACGTGGTCCACCGCGGAGCCGTCGGTCGCGATCGTGGGCGCGACGACGGCCGCGCCGTTGCGGTCGTTGCGGCTGTTGAAGTTGACCGCCGCGCTCGGGCTGTAGGCCGACATCGCGCCGGTGATGGTGTAGGGGTAGTCGGTGACCTCCGAGAGGTCCTGCAGGCCGCCGCCGTAGACGTTGAAGCTGCAGAACTTGAGGTGGATGGTCTTGCCGATGTAGGCGCGCTCGAGCTCGCCGCTGCGCGCCACCGCGTCGTCCACGCGCACGAAGAGGTCGCCGGCGGCGTGCGCGTTGGCCGGCGTGCCGTAGGCCGCGTGCACCAGGCCGCCCAGGGTGTAGGCGCTGGGGCCGGTGAGGGTGGCGCTGGTGTAGGCCAGGTACTCGGGGTTGGCGCCGCCGACGAAGCACAGCGTGGCGAGCTGCGACGCGTCGGCCGCGCTGCCGCTGAGCAGCTGCTTGCCCGCGAGGCCGTTGACCGGCAGCGTCGCCGCGCCGCCGGCCACCGCGCTGGCCACCGTGCCGTAGCGCGCACCGCCGTAGATGGTGCCGATCTGGCGGTAGCTGGCGCCGTCCAGGCTGCACCAGACCGTGCAGCCGCCCCAGGTGCCGCCGCTGCCGCGCGCCGCGGCGTAGACCTCCACGCCGCTGTTGCCGGCCAGCGGCGCGGGCCCCTCGAAGATCGCCGGCGGGTCGACGTTGCCCGGGGCGACGTTGTAGTCGGCCTGGTAGCCGCTGCCGGCCTGCACGCCGAACAGCGGCGCGCTGGCCATGCCGATGGGCGCGTCCTCGGCGGTGACGTCGAACTGCCCGTCGTCGGACTCGGTGATGGTGCTGATGCGCACCGGCACGCGCACGAGGCCGAGCTCGTCTTCGGTGGTCAGCGTCACCAGGTCCAGCGGCTCGAGGCGGCCCTTGGTCCACGGCAGCGAGAACTCGTAGTCGTTGGCCACCGCCATCTGGCGCTGCAGCTCCATCTGCGCGGCGAAACCGGCCACCGCGGCGGTGGTGATCTCGTGCGCCTGGATGACCTCCATCACGCGCTCGCCGTACTCGTCGATGTGGGCGCGGTCGCGCGCCTCGGCGATGTCGACGTTGTAGGCGTTGGCCCGGTTGCGGTACTCGACGCGGACGACGTTGTAGCGGTCCTCGTTGGCGCGCGGGATCTGGCGCACGCGCGGCCGGCCCTCGTTGAGGAAGTCGTCGGGCCCGAGGTCGTACACCGGGGTGGTGTTGGCGGTGTAGGTGGCGCCGTTGCCCGTCTTGCTCTCGTCGCCCAGCGGCACGATCTTGAGCACGCTGCCGCTCATCACCGCGTCGCTGTTGGTGAGCTGCAGCCAGCGCGCCAGCACGTCGGCCGCCGCCGCCTGCTCGGTGAGCACCGGGCTCATGAACAGGCCGTGGCTGACGACGTAGTTGTGGTAGTCCGTGAGGTCCGCCAGGTAGGCCGCAGGCCACTGCACGCCGCGCTGCCCGTCGGTGAGGAACTGGCGCACCACGAGCGACATGTCCGCGTCGGGGATGGTCGACGAGAACTCGCTGGGCGTGCTGACCTCGAAGTTGTGGTTCTCGACCTGGGCGCTGTCGTTGAGCCGGTAGGAGGCGGCGTAGACGTAGGCGATGCCGCTGTAGCCGATGGCCTCCGAGGGATGGTTGGTGGAGAGGTGGCTCCACACCGGCTGCGCGTAGGCGCCGAGCGCCAGGTCGAGCCCGATCTCGGCCAGCGCGCTCTGCCAGGTGGCGCCGCTGTCCTGGGTCTGGTATTGGATCTCGACCACGGCGCCGACGGCCGCGGCGGCGAAGGTGTAGGTGCCGCCGCTGCGCGTGTACTCCACGCCCTCGATGTAGGTGCCCGACTGCGGCATCGATCAGCCCCCCATGCCCTGGTAGCCGGTGTCGATGTAGGCGGGGTCGATCACCGCGATCGCGGCCTTGAACTTGGCGGCGTCGGGCACCGTGACCACGCCGCCGGCCGGCACGGTGACGCGGTAGCGCTGGACGCTGATCTTGCCCGGCACCGTGCTGCCGGAATAGCGCTGCTTGCCCTTCCACGCGCTCACGATGCCGCTCACTTGCGTGCCGCAGAGCGCCAGGATCACCGCCGCGTCGTACAGGTACTTGGTGGTACCCGGGCTGCCGCCGCCGCCGCCCTTGCCGCCTCCCTGCCCCGGCTCGGTGTAGGCGGTGGCCTTGAAGTCGCCGTACCAGAGCAGGTTGCCGCCGACGCGGAAGCGGCCCCAGCCGATGGGGATGGCGAGGCCGGCGGTGCTGGTCTGCACCTGCAGCGTGCCCAGCGCGGGCGGCTGCGCGGCCGCGGGGGTGCTCTTGCCGGCCATCAGCCCTGCCCTCCGCCGGCCAGGCCGTGGACGCGGAAGCGCTTCGCCGGCCGGCCGGCGAGGTCGGCCTCGTCGAGCCGGCCGAGCGTGACCTGCCCCAGCGCACGCAGCGCGTGCACCATGCGCCCGTCGCCCAGCAGCACCGCGCCGTGGCTGTAGCAGCGGCCGTAGCGCCAGACCTGCACGTCGCCCGCGGCGCCGGGCCCTTCGGCCGGCAGCTCGCGGCCGTGGCGCTGCAGCCAGCCGAGGAAGACCTCGTCGCTGCGGTGCAGGTGCCAGTCGAACGCGTAGGGGCGCGGGTCGAGCTCGGGCGGCACGAGGCCGCAGGCGGCGTAGGTGCGCACGAGCAGCATTGCGCAGTCGACACCCACGCCCTTGACGCCCTGGCCGTGGTGGTACGGCGTGCGCAGCCAGCTCAGCGCTTCGGCGGCCACGGCGGCGCGCCTCTGCTCGACGGACGTCGTCTCGAGGGCGGTCACGTCGTGGTCTCCGCCGCCGGGATGAACGGCTGGCCGCGAAAGCGCGGCAGGTTGGCGTAGCGGGTGGTGCAGGTGGAGATGGTGCCGTCGCAGCCGGGCTCGGCGTAGAAGGCGTCGGCGGGCAGGATGTCGAAGGGGAACGGCCGCGCGAAGGTGAAGACGCGGGACGAGTAGCTGCGCACCGTGCGCGAGATGCCGGCGTTGGCGCCCGAGGTGAAGCGGATGACGCCGAGCTCGAAGTAGCCGGCGGTGGTGTCCACGTTGGTGGCGAAGCTGCTGCGCGTGGGCGCCGGGATGCCGGCCACCAGGCCGCTGATGCGGAAGGCGGTGCGGTCCTTGCCGCAGCCAGCGTCGAACACCTGGTTGAGGCAGCGCGGCTGGTAGACGTCGCGCGGCATCTGCTGCTGCAGGCGCTCGAGCTCACTGCGCACTTCCAGCTCGATGGTGCCGGCCTCCAGGCCGACCGGCGATCCGGTACCGACGAAGCGCGGCATCACGCCCTGGTAGGCGTTCGCCGCGTCGAAATAGGCCCACTCGAGCAGCACGCGGCAGCCGGCCAGCGCGCCGGCGCGCGCGGCCTGCAGCAGCGGCACGCCGCCGAGCTGGTCCACCGGGCGCGGGATGAGGGTGAGGCTGAGCCGGTCTACCTCCAGCCCGCGCTTGAGCGCGAGGCGGCCGCGCACGATGAGCGGGCCCACCGCGAAGGCGCGCGCGTCGGGCAGCGCGATGGCCTGGTCGGCGTTGGTGTAGCGCAGGACCTGGCCCGAGGCGAGCGTGAGCGTGAGCAAGTCGAAGCGCCGGGCCACCGTGCCGGTGTCCATGAAGTTGGCGAGTTGGGGCGTGACGGTGATCATCGAACGGTCTCGAACTCGAGCGTGCGGGTAGCGCGCAGGCGGCGCAGGAACTCTTCGAACTCTTGCGTGTCCTTCGTGAAGGCGCAGCGCCAGTAGTACTGGCCGCTCCACGTGAGCGCGGCGCCGGCGGGCGGCGCGGCGGTGAAGGTGACGAGGCCGCTGGCGACGGAGCAGCCCATGTTGCTGAAGGCGCCGGCGGCGCTGCCGGCCTCGAACTGCACGGCGTCGAGGTCGAAGGTGACGGCGCTCGGGCCGGCCGTGTTGGAGGCCATCCAGACGAACAGCACGGCGGACCGCGCGTTCGCCGGCGCCGTGGCAGTGAGGCTGTAGCGCGTGAGCACGCCGGCCGGCGGCGCGATCGGCGAGGAGGCCGAGGTGGAGATGACGGTGCCGCCGGCGCCGACGTTGGGGTACCAGTCCACCCGCATCAGCATCGTGGCCGGGGCGCTCGCCTGGCTGATGTAGGCCGAGAACGTGTAGGGCACGGCGCCATTGACATTGACCACGCGGACGACGCCTGCGCGGTCGCCGGTAGCAGTGCCCAGGCCGCTCGCGCCGATGCGCTGTTTCCAGGTGCCATGGATCGGCGCGGCGCCGGAGCTGGACAGGCTGTAGGTCACGGTGCCCGTTGTGCCGAGGCTGTAGGCCGTCCAGCCGTCCGCCAGGCCGTCGGCGTTCGAGTCGACCTCGAACGACCCGTAGGGCGCGAGCATGTTCGCCGCCGGCACACCGTCGACGCTGACCACCGGCGCCACCGGCTCGTAGACCGGCTCGGCGTAGCCGCCGAACGAGCGCACGAGCTGGAAGGCGGTGGCGGTGCCGTCGCCGATGCCGAAGGGCTGGTCCGTGGCCGTGTCGTCGTCGCGGTCGTCGAAGAGGAAGGTGTCCAGCGTGCCGCCGCGCGCGAGCCAGAAGCCGCCCAGGGCGGCGAAGTCCGCATCGCGCAGGAACGAGTAGCTGATGCGGTAGAGGTACGTGGGGTACATCTGCGCGCTCAGCGCATAGCGCCGGCCGTTGGCGCGCTTGATCGTGCCCGGCCACTGGAACACCCGCACGCGCGGCCAGGTCTGGCCGGGCAGCACGGGGAAGACGGCGTTGCTCACGCGTCGCTCACCATGCGAGTCTGACGTTGTTGCGCAAGGCCTCCTTGATCGCCTTGTGCAGGTTCTCGCTGGTGACGACGTAGACGCCCGGCCTCACGACCTGGTCGACCTTGAGGTTCACCTGCACGTTGCCGCCGCCGCCGCGGTTGACGGCCTGCGAATCGGCCAGCTGGCGGATCACGTCGGCGTGGCGGGCGGGCAGCACCATTTCGCCGCTGTGGGCCTGCACCAGCGGGTTCATGCCGCGCGGGATGTCGTAGCCGCCCTCGGCGCTGAAGATGCGCTGCGCGAAGGCGCCCACGGCGGCCAGCGCCGCGGCGGCGGCGGCCGGCGCGAGGAAGGGGCCGACGATCGGGATCTGCGAGATCGAGGCGTAGACGTTGGCCGCCGCCTCCGCGGCCTTGGCGGCGATGTTGCGCAGCGCCATGCCGGCCTGGATGGCCATGATCTGGGCCGCGGTCTGCCCTTCGCTGGAGACGCGTTCCTTGCCGTACAGCGCGGTAAGCGCGACGAGCCGGGCCTGGCCGATGACGTACTCGGCCACCGGCTTGGTGATGAGCTCCTGGATGAACGCGGCGCCGACCTGGCGCGCCGCGTCGCGCAGGCCGTTGAGCGTGATCTTCATGTGCTCGACCATGCTCTGCAGGCCTTCCTCGAGCGCGGACTGGCTGGTGCCGAAGAAGGCGTCCCAGCGCTTGTTGCCTTCCACCTGCTGGCGGCCCTGGTTTTCGTCGCCGGCGGCGCGGTAGCGGGCGCGGATGGCGGCGAGCTCGGCCTCGAGGCGCTCGAGCGCGACCGGGTCCATGTTGGGGTTGCCCTTCATGGCCTCGATCTCGGCGAGCTTGGCCTGCTCTTCGATGGCGCCGCGCTGCGCGATCGTGCCCTGCTTGATCACCAGCAGCTGCGCCTCGGTGATGAGGCCGAGGTCGCGCTGGAGCTGGGCATTGCGCTCGGCGCCGGCGATCTCCTCGAGCTGGTCGTCGCGCGCGCGCTGCAGGCGGATGGCGGCGATCTGCTGCAGCGCTTCGGCATGCTGGCGGGCGAGCTGCTGCTGCTGCCGGAGCGCATCCTGGTACTGCTTGCTGTCCTCGCCGTAGTGGTCGCGGGCACGGGCGACGTACTGCGCCATCAGCGCGTCCTGCTCGGCGAAGCGGCCCTTGGCGTCGTCGATCTCACGCTGCGTCTCGGCCTGGCGGGCCTGGAAGGTTTGCTCGCCGATCTGCACGACGAGGGCGAAATACTTGCGCTCGACCTCACTGCGCAGCTTGTCGTTGGCCGAGAGGCCCGCGAGGATCTTGGCCCAGTAGTCGCGCTCCTTCTCGAGGCCGAAGGCATAGAACGTGTCGTTGAGCGCGTTCTCCTTCGTGAGCGCGGCCTTCTGCGCCTCGAGCTGCGCCTCCCACAGCGCCATGCGGCGGTCGGTCTTGTCGATGTCGTCGGTCGCGCGCTTGCCGGTGGGCGTCTTGGCCGGCACCTCGCTCGGGTTGGCGAAGAGGTTCCAGATCTTGTCGCGGGCTTCGGTGCTGCTTGCGACCATGCTGTCCCAGGCGGCGCTCCAGCGCTGTTTGACGCGATCGGTCCATCCCGTCATCGCGTCGGCAGCGCCCTTGAAGTCACCGGTCACGAGCTTGTAGAGCGCCTCGGCCAGCGAGCGCACCGGCTCGGCAACGGTGAAGACGAACGAGTCGAGCACCTGCCATACGATGTTGACGGCGTTCTCCAGGCCCCAGAAGACCGCGGTCAGGCCGCCGATCGCGCCCTTGATGACGGTGACGGCCGCCGGCCCCGCAGCGGTGAACCACTCGCCCAGCTTGGTGAGGACCGGCATCACGGCATCGCCGATGGCTTTCTTCGTCGCGAGCAGCACGTCGCCGACGTCGTTCATCACCGCCCGGTAGCGCTTCATTGCGTCGACGTTCTCGACGCCGACCACGAGGCCGAGCTCGCGCTGCTTCTCTTTCGCCTCTTCGATGGTGGCGGCATTGAGCTTGAGCAGCCCGGTGATCTCGTCGGCGCCCTTG